AATGGCACGCCCTGTAGGATTCGAACCTACGACCTACGGCTTAGAAGAACGTAGAGCAGTATTTAACGCACTGTATTATCATTGTTTTTTCCGCGCTCGCGCCGGATTTGTGTCACTACGTGTCGTTATATGCTTACGCGTTTCGTAATGATGCATCCATGCATGACACATCCATGACACAGAGAATGCACAGCCATGCCGCCGGGCATAGCTATGCCTTTTCCACATCACATCACCGGGCAGTCGTCGAACTCGCCAGAGCGAGCATCGTTGATGATGTACGTGATGACTCCGAATATCGGTTTATCGTCATCTGATATCTCACCAACCTTACGCAGTCTCTCGCGGTTACCGTTCTCCAGGTTCTCCAGATGCGACTCAGGGTGGGTTCGGTATCGCTTAACCTGAAACTCGCCATCTACTGCACAGACAAGCAATGAGCCGTCACATGGATTTAGTGAAGCGTCGACAACCAGCATTGCACCTTTAAGAATGCCTTCCCGGTAATGTGTCGCTCCAGCCCTCATGAAGTACGTCGCGGCTGGTCTCGATACGATGCGCTCATCGAGCGATATGCGCTGTTCTGCAAAGTCTGCTGCAGGGCTCGGGAATCCCATAACTCACCTCCGATAGATACTGTATATTAATACAGTATTACTGATCGGTGGCATCGATCAAGTATAGGTGCTCAAAATATTCTTTTGGGTTATCATTCCCTGTGAGAAAAAAATCACCTGCATGGGCAATCATATGAAGAATCTAAGGAAAGTTGCATTCTCTCTTAAAAATTGGCTGTATAAAAAGCAGATCACCTCAACTATTCGCCGCATGGACGAGAAGGTGGACCATACACAGTGGTCTGGAGCGGAGTTCTACCCTAACTATTTCAAGCCATTTTCAATAGGCTATCCTGAAAAATACAGCCCTCAAGGCGTCGCTCGCAGCAATGATATTGAAAGTGAGGTTGGAGAGTTAGCTGCAAAAATCACTACTGACTTTAAAGATAAAATTGTTGGGTTCCTCGGTGAAGATACGCGCCTCGATGATATTTATCTTTTCTGGTACGACCCGAATAAGCGTGAGGAGTGGAGTCTCTCAAACTCCTGGCATGATGATAACGTAGGGCACCGCATCAAGATCTACGTGTGCTTTGAAGGAAATGGCAACACTCCTACGGTAGTTATTCCCAACAGTTACAATAAGCCCTACACCCCACGCAAAAGCGAGATTGCCCGGTTTGTTGGCAGGCGTGACATTGAGAACGCACAAAACCAGGTAAAATTGGCCTATAAATCTGGTGATATAGCCATGTTCGATACCGCATGTCTGCACCGCGGCCTCTATGAGGAGCCAGCTGGACTTCGTGCTGTGCTAGTGATGGAGTATATTGACCGTAAAAAAGCCAATATCATTGCTGGAAAGTCACCATGCGGCCCTGCTATGAGCCGAACTGGTAAAGTTACATTCTCTCAAGAGGCCTACGATGCCCTTAACGAAACAGGCTTAATTGACAACGCAATCATCAAGAAAAATGGTGATCGCTACGAGTATTCTCTTGCATTTTTATGATGATATCTAACTGATTATGCTATAGATTGATACTATCTTTTACCTCGGCGCTTATAGCGCCGTTATTATTTCAAGATTATGAAAAAGTTAACAGAAAATCAGACGCTTTCATTCGAATCCTTGCGCGGTATTGCTGCAATAGCTGTAGCCTTGGCTCACGTTTTCCAGTTTTTTCTCGCACGATATCATCCTGAGTATTACAGAACAGTCGGACTGATAGCACAGTCAAGTGTTATGGTTTTCTTTGTAATGTCAGGGTTCTGCCGGGGAGTGTTGGAAATTTAGTTGTTAAAAACCCGCCGGAGCGGGTTTTTGGTCGTGGTTAGAACAGTTTCCGAAGGTCTACACCGTAAACTGCAAGCCAAGCCGATCGAGGCCAAGACTTCACACTACCGAAGCGAGGGTCTTCTACATCGTGCGGAGTGACGCCATTCTCCCGACACCACTTACGCAATGGCTGCCATTTAAACTTCTGGTTAAGCTTTTTCTCTACTGGGATGATAGCTGCGTAATTCTTTCCTTCCCCTACCCGTTCAGCCAGTTTGTTCTTGGCGCGGACAGCTGCCGAAGCTGTGGCCATAGCTGTCAATTCCCGTTTTTCAGAGATCCAAAGCTTCTCTTTTACTGCCCGGTCTCGCTGCTCTGTGATGATGCGGTTTTCCTTTACCTTTGACAGCAGATCTTCCAGTGCTGCTTCATAGGTAAGTGGAATGCCAGCAGAGGCGGAAGGACGAAAATACGAATCCTCAAGACGCTCGAAGAAAGACCATGCCTCGTCAGTGTCTACGATTTTGGACATGCGGGCCGCGCCCTTCTCTGTCCACAGAGTCAGAGAGCGAGTTCGCTTTTTAACAGAGTAATTATCATTTACTCTGTTCTTAAATTCCTTTAATTCTAAACCAGTTAGAGTGAAGTAATGCACTCCTTCAATGAATCTGTCTTTATTATTGCTTAAGTTCATACGGATATTTACGTCATCCGTACCATAACCTGAAGCCAGCGTTTCAGTCGTAACAACACGCAAACCCTTCCATTCAATAACCGGCAGCGGCTGGGGATCGACATTTCGCTCTTGAACTGCTAAATTTAGTGTTGTCATTGGTTGGTCCCTTATGACAGATTTATGGATAGCCGGCAGCTCGTAACTGTCGGCTTTTCTGTTTGCATCACTGCAACATTTCCTGACGCAGGTGTGGTAATACCCTGCTCCAGTTATCATCCTTCCATGGTTGAAATTCGATATGCGCCGTTTCTCTCTTGAGGACTTCACGGCCTATATTCAATGTCCGTGTGAATTCGTGGCCGATTGAGTAAAAATGTCCAGCCTGGCGATGTTCAGCAACCTTAAGAAGAGGATAAATGTCGCGGCAAGCAGTAATCATCACTGCCCCTGCGCGCCACAACCAAGCTAAGTCACAGAGTTCTTGGTCAGTGAACTGTTTAGCAATCGGTGAGTGCTGAACCTCGCGGTCCAGAATATCCAGCACCCAACGGCGGAATTCTTTGGCTACATCAGTACGGGCAAACATAGCAATCAGGTGAGCACCTCGAAGGGAGAAGACACGGACCCTTTTACGGTAGTTTCCTGAGGTACTCACTTCGAGTACCTGAGTCATACCGTTGGTGAACTCATCAGCATATTTGTTATAAATCATCGTTACGGCGCGACTGTTGGAGTACTGGAGAGCCTTAGCTAGATCTGAAGATGTCAGCCATGTTCCCGTAATGTTTGACACCGGAACCAGTGCTTTACCTTGGAAGTTAAGATCTGATTTTGCTACAATATTCATGTTGGTTTCCTTGCATACGGTTACTGACATAGAAGCCCGGTTCGTGTCCCCACACTGCCGGGTTTCGTCTTTTTTACTGACCATTAGCGCGCTCCTCGCGCAAGCTCTTAGCCAGTCTTTGCACTATCGCAGAATTAATTGAAATACCATCCATCTCAGCCATTTTTCGAATCTCCTCTTTCATCTGCCCAGGCAGGCGAAGCTGAAAACTTTCACTTTTACGACCAGCATATGTAGTGGTTTGCATAATTAACTCCTCAACAATGATACCAACTTGGTACTACAACCAATTTAACACCATTTATGATGATGTCAAGTAGGTGCTATCATGATACAAATTTGTATCAGCGAGTCTTGATAATGAGTAAATTCCCTAGCCAAGAGATGGATCGTTTCAACGTGAGACTGCCAGCAGGAATGCGTGACGCCATAGCAGAGCGTGCCAAGGCTAACGGCAGATCCATGAACTCTGAGATAGTTCAGATACTTCAGGATGCGCTAGATAACGAAGGTAAGGGGATAACGCTTTTACCAGATCAGCCATCGGTTGGTGAAAACTACAAGGATGAAAACTCACCCGAATTCAAAGCGGCTTTGAATCTTGCCAGGGTTTTGATGATGGAAGCTAATGATTACCTGAGCGGAAAAAAGAAGAAATAATTGTTAAAGAGCACCTTCTGGCGTGATTAAAACGCCAGCAGATGCAGAAAGATAGGGTTACAAATGTAGAAATTACCTGTCAGGTAATTTGAATAGATATGATGATGTGGTTGTAGCACAAAATGCTAAAAACCTTGGCGGCGAGACGTCCTTGATTTTTGAAACTCACGCGCAAGACTACAGGTGTTTCTAATGCTACTATTCGCTGATTAATGCTGAGTGGTGAACCCAATGAAAATTATGCTTCAACAGGACTTTCTTTATTTAAACAAAGATAAAATCATATTCCCTGAAGGCGCTGAGTCAGTGATCATCGACTGCCATGGTTATTATGAAGGTTTTTTTGTTAAATTTGATAACGGGGTAATCATTGACCATCTCAAAGGATGGTGCAAATACCCAGGGATGGTGAGGTATACCAAAAATGACTTCGTATCAATTATTGCCAAAGAAGAGCAAAAAAAACATCGCATTAATAAGATAAGGAAATTTTTCGGGTTAGCTGAAAAGTTGTAGCCATCCATGGCTATATCTTTAATCCGTTGAGCTACCGATGAACGCGACACAACTAAATTCACATCCATTTGGCACAGCACTTAGTGGTACCGGAACATTTGGCCAGTTCACAAGCGCCCCGGTGGCGCCGCCAGCAAAGTTAATGGTCACTGTTGTAGTAGAGGTTCCATTTGCAAAGATGCTTCCAGCGCCGAATGCAGTTGCAACGGGGTACTGGTAGCATGGCCCACCTTTTAGTGTCAGCGTCACTGTGGAGCCGCTCTGAACTGCTCCTACACATCCCTGAACCATAGCTAACTGATCTGCGCTCCCCCCTGATACGCTCATCCCGCCAGAAGAGTTAACGGTAAAATTCAGGTTGGCGAAAACCTGATACTCTCTCCCATACACCCCGTTAGCCGAATCGATAGTTACAGGGGCACCAATGACGCTAAGGTTAAACTGCTGCATTGCTCTGTTAGGAGTTACGACCTCGCCAGAATAGAACGGAGATCCGGCACCAAGAAACGGTATTTGTACTTTATCTGATACCAGGTTTGCGCCATCAACACCCTGCTGAGTATACGAGCCAGTACTGTCGTTTTCTGAATATACGCCCCATGAACCGCCGGATTTTTTTACTCTCACATGTGTTAGCTTGGTTCTCCGCTTTCCTGATGAAAGCATCCCCCCCCACAAATCAAGCTCAATTTCTGCAGCTGCTAAATCGTCAAAATTTATAGACGCCACAGAGCCAGCAAGTTGCTTACCAGCAATGTTATATCCTCGCTGGGTATAATGAACATTATCCGTGGACTGGAGAAGACCATTATTAACGGTAAAGCGCGTTTGAGCGTTGCTTCCAATTAGCGTATCAGATCTTGCAGCAGCGACATCTCTCTGGGCCTGCTGAATTCTCGCCACCTTGTATTCACTGGTATACAGGTAACAGCTTGAGAGCGTCTGAATGATAAACCTCTTGATACTGAAGTCTGTACTCATGTCATCGATGAGTTTATTCAGAGCTGTGCGATACACAGGGGCTGATGTGTTAACAACAGCATCTTGCTCACCCTGGTTCCAGATCGCATATGTGTTACCAATAGGCAAATTGTTTGCAATCATTTGCGCCTTAGCGCTATTAACTGCGGACGTTAGTTTATCGTACAAAGTGGTTCCAGGTGTGGCTGGCTTCGCCAGGTCCGCAATAGCCGTGCCACCATAAGCGCCATTAACTACAACAACCCCACGTCCGGTGAGTCGAATATATTCATTAGCAAAGGATGCCCATCCATGACCTGTACTTGTCTGCCCTGATGAGCTCGGCATGGCTTTAATGATTTTTCCAATCACACCAGTGACAGGGTTAAAATACAGGGCTTTATCATGAATTACAGTCGGAAATCCAGGAGTGTCCTGGGCCCAGCCAACTGCATTCGATTGGCCGTAAACAATGACTAGGTCATAAACCTTTTTACCTGTTGGTAGCGTGCTAAGTGCTGATTCAACTGTTTCAGTACCGTACCCAACCAAACCTGAGCCAGAAGAAGTTGCTAGCTGCTTACGGAGCACATCGCTAACATCAACTGCCAGCCATTTCCCATCACCGATCCCACCAGTAGACGCTGGCGTGGATCCAGATGGTACTGTTTTAGGCAAAGTAGACAAATCATCCCATCGGTACCAGACGCCGTTGGTTGTATCCTGGATAATATCACCTGCAGCTGTAATTACTGCCCCGCCCTGAAAGGTGCCAACTGGTGCCCATCCAAGATTATAAATCTGTTGAAGCACCAGTCGCTTAAGACCTTCTATCGTATAGTGCTTATTGCCAAATCGGTCGATATACCATTCAGCAAAAGACGTTACGAATTCATCAATCTTACCTGCATTAAACTTCAGGTCGATTGGGGATTCACTTGGAACCGAGTTTTGGGTAGGTGTAGTAGTCATATTTATTCCATAAAAAACCCGGCACGTTGGCCGGGTCTTGGTGGTCGGGGACGGTTCTTATTCGTAAATGGCGTCGCTGTACTCCGCGACAGTCAGGGATACCGTGTTATCCGTATTGGGCTTAATGCTGTTGACTGTCCATAGTTGACTGTCCAGTTCCTCCACTGTCGCAATGAGATAGCGCGACGGGAGCTGTACAGTGTCTCCGTTCCAGATATTGAGCTGAATGTCGGGTATTGCCGCGGTGAAGCCGTACTTCGTATCAGCGCGGGCCGTGGCCGGATAACGCAGTGTCGGGTTACCCAGGCTGTCGGTCACCAGCACATACATCGAACCGGTGAAGGTGATCGGCTCACTGGTATCGAAGTTATTCCCGGCGCGGCCGGTGATATAACCCTGTTGCTGGTTGCTGTCGTAGATATCAGGCATCTGAATGACGCTGCCGACCTGAATAATGCCGTCCTCAAACACTTTGGCGTTCATCTTCACCCGGGAGTAGATCAAGCGTTTCGTTTCGCGCAGCGCGCGTTCCCGCGCCTGATACTCGTTACGGAAGCCGACTATCTCCAGCTTGTTCGGGTTTTCCGCTTCCTGTTCGACGATGGCGCCGTTCAGCACGCGGTAGTTGATGTACGTCTTGTTGTTCGTGGTCGGGTGAACATAGGACACCTGCACGCCGTCGTATCCGCCTGGAAGAGTAGCTTCGTACGTCATTTTGTACTCGTCAGTCTTCATGTTGGCCCGGTTGAATACGGCAGCCGGGTAATCAACTTTCTGATCCCCGGTAAAGGTCAGCACGCCGTCATCCCAGTACGCCACCACTGACGCCGCATTGCAGATCGCCTGCACGCGGTCGCCCAGCGAGTCGTTCTCGTCATCAAACGTGTAGTCGAAATAACCCAGGCGCTCATCAGGCAGGCTTTCAGCAATCGAGTACAGCCCGTACAGGTCAATGCTGCTGACCGGCTGCCCACCCATAATCAGCCAGGTGTGTGCTACTGCATCAGCGAACGAACGCGAAGGACGCAGCGTGTAATCCACCGTCTGCGTGTCCAGGTCGTATGTGATGGTATGACGCGTCACCAGAGCGTTATATTTGCGTTCACGGCTGCCCAACGCGTTCTCTGTCGCCCTCACCTTCACGCGCACAAGCGTGTCAGTTGGATGGACAACGTTTGTTCGAACGTTTACTGCGTGTATTTCCTCAAGCTTGAGTATCGACGCATCACCAGAGTTATCGGTGCGCTGAAGGTTAATGGCGTACTTTCCAAATCCGCCGGTCGGCACTATCTTATCGGTCCGGTAGAATGTCTCGCTGTCCTGCTTGTGCCAGGTTGTCTGCTGGAAAACCAGCGTCTGCTGGGTTCCTGGGATCATGTTGTAGTCGTCATCAATTTTCCACAGCACGACCTTCCAGTTGGTCTGTTTCTTCGGACCGAGACTACTTTGGGTGTGGATCCATAACTGTGTTGATTCAACCGGCGAAAAGAATGGCCCGACGACCAGCGCCTCATTATCGTTCAGCACAAATTTAGTCGTGTTGATCGTTGCGGTAGCGGGAATATCAGGCGGCCCATCCAGATCGCCCATGGTGAACGTGTACCAGCGCACAGGGTTTACCACTGCTCCGTCGTTTGTTTCCACAGCAGATACAAGCGTGCCGGAGAACGTAGCATCAGTAGTTACAGGACCAGAAGCCGTCGCGTAAGTGACGTTTATGTCGAATGTGACGGCATGCGGTAATACCAGCCCCATGAAGTAGTCGAACTCCGCCTGTTTAACGATTTTCATCGCTATCTGACCACCCGCATACGTTCCGCTGACCACTGTGTTGGCTGTCGCGGTTTCAATCGGGAATGACTCTCCCTGGTTTGCCCCCGGAACCTCCTGCCCGTCGACGTCATCGAAGCTGTAACCTTCGTTAATCGTCGGAATAACCTCTCCAGGTTGAATGAACTGGTATTCAGCACCGGCCATGCTACCGAGGCTCGATTCTGAATAGCGCACAGACTCGTAATCGTATTTACCGATCCCGACACACATCCATTCCGTGACGTACTTCTTACCGCCGTCTCTCACACCAGTGCTGATGTACTCAAACAGCGATTCCTGAATCAGATCCGGAAATGAACGCACCTGGCCGTATATATCCGGCTTGGCTTTGTAGACGCGCGCGGTGTTTGTCTGACCGGTCAGGCTATTGTTTGGGGAGTCGACGGTATTGCCACCGGTATTTGCGATGGCCGGTTTCGGCGCCAGGAAGGCAAATACGGTCCCAACGACTTTAAAGATCGGGCTCAGAATGTCTTCAACGATACCCTTGGGCTGGTCAAATATCTGAATGGTGTCCAGCTCGCTCAGTTCAAACGCCAGCTCGTCATCGTCACTCAGCTTAACGCCATTGCGGACGATCAGCAGATCGCGGTGAAAAGTAGCGTCATTGGCTGCCAGCCAGTCATAAAAAAGGGTGCCGTTTGGCACCCTGTAGCGTTCTTTTGGCGTTCCCGGGAAACGCTGAAGCTCAATTAACGCCATATTCGAAAAACTCCACTTTGGTGAATGCTCGCTGAATGACCAGCAACGAGTCCATGCGCACGCTTCCGTTCTCGCCGCGCGAGTGCAACGCCTGCCGGTTCAGTACCAGGCCAACGTGTGCCGGCTGCGCGCCGCGGTACCCGACAAATATCCCGCCATCGACCGGTTTGTCGACCTGGCGCCAGAAAACTACGTCACCCTGATAGCAAGTGAAGAAGTCAGCCCCGGCTTCGTAGTCCGGTGTCTGGTGCAGTTCAATTCCGAGAGCGTGCCGGTAATACAGCACCACCAGCCCCCAGCAATCCACATTTTCGAACGAACAGGCCCTGTTAGCCCACGGCACGCCGATCATCCTGCTGATAAAATCAGAGGTACTGAAGTCCCGTGTATTCGACTGGATCATAAAGGCGACCAATGTTGTTGTTTAATGGGTTGGTAATGGAAAGGGTTACAGATGCGGAATCTGAATCAACGTCAACAGTCTTCACAAAAAGCGTCCAGTTTTTCATAGGCGCAGATGTATCTCCGCTATCGAAAATCTGCCTGGTAGCCGTGATTGGTGACAACCTTGACACGCCCTTCCATTTTTTCATCAGCGTTTTGATTTCTGATGAAAGCCGCCCCAACTTTACAGTGGCGTCGATCACCGGCGTGCCGCTCTGCTGACTCTCTTCGATTTCAAAGCGCGCTGGTTTGTATACCTGACCTGCAAGCGTTTTCTCGAAAAACTGTTTGTCTACCAGACGCACATAACCGAAGGAAGGATGGTAAAAGGTAATAGTGTCGTAACTGCCGCGAATCGGGCGCTGTTGCTTATACTCCCTTAGGCTCGGCATTACGGCACCCTCGGCAGTGATTCTGGGTCTCTGTTGTCCGGATAACCAGTTACAACGATATCCAGCCATGAATCCCACGGCGGCGGCAGCTCAATAATGATGTCGTCGAATTCGTCGTCGGCGTTGTACAGGTGGTTCGCGATAACGGTTCCTGTCCAGGTCACCACCCCGCCGTCGATACTGGTTTGCACCGGCATCTGCGTGAAGTGAAGTTCCTGCAACTGCAGGCCACTGCCGCCAAGGTTGATATTCATCCGAAACCAGTTAAGGCCGCGGTTGAGATAGTTAGGGCTGCGCAGCCACTGCTGAAAAGCGCGCTCCTGGTCAAGAGTGAAGATCCACGTAAGGGACCATGTCACTTTCAGGTCGTCAGTAAGGTTCTGGAAGATAGCCGGGCCGACCGCTGGCTGATCGGTCTGGAACCCGGTATCGAGCGTCATGTTTTTGCTGGCCTTCTGCGCCAGCGGCAGCCAGTCGGGATAGTCGATAATTGGCATCAGCCCTGCCCCCTTGGCGTGCGCTTAACATTGAAGTTACTGGTAATACCGCTACTGATTGGCCCACCGTTGTTCAGGTCTGCAACGATGACATCAACGGTAAGCCCACCATTTGCATCAGTGCCAGCCTGAGCATCAACGGACGATGACGTGTAGTTCTGGATATTGATAACTACCCCTCCGCCGCCGCCAGCAGTCATCTCCTTGTTACTGATCACCCTGCCATTATCGCCAGGTATCATGTACTGCTTACCGGTGCTGGCCTGATAAATCTCCGGCATGCCGCCTTCTCCTACCTGGTACATACCGCCAGCCGAAACGGGTCCACCGTTCTTACGCTTTCCGAGCAGGCTCGCGCCAATAACGCCCGCTACCGCGCCGAGACCAATCGCCGCCGCCGTACCCATCGATGCAATGGATGACAGGATCGCCGCCGGTGTCCATGCCGCCGCAGTCGTTGCCGCCGCCGCTGTGCTGGTAGCAGTCTGTGTCGCCACTGCTGCCGTCTGCACTGCCGTCACCGTGCCGATAGCAGCCGTTTGTGCCGCTTGCCCCATGATGGCCGACTTCACCCACTCGATACCCATCTGGACGAACGAATTAACAACGCTGTTCAGGACCGTCATGCCTATACTGCGCATTGCGTCGCTGGCAGACATGCTACCAGTGACAATGCCCGTCAGCGCGTTACTGGCAACCGAACCGAGCGAGTCGAAAGCCGCCGCCGCTGCCTGAGTGGCCGCGTTCTGTTGCGCCCACTCTTCCCACATCGCTGCATTACGCTGATCCCGATATTGCTGCTCGATAGCAGCGCGCGCCGCCTCAGCCTCGCCTATCTTCTGCGGGTAGAGTTGGGCGTACTGTTGAATATCAGCGATGTCTTTCTGGTACTGGCTATCCAGCCCAGCTGTTTTGCTGGTTTTACCCTGGATGGTGCTGAACTTATTGGCCGCGTCTGTGCGCTCTCGTTCTGCTTTGGCCTGCTCACGCAGTGCATTAGCATTATCCCAGGCTTTCCCGGCAAGTTGCCCGGCAAGCATGAGCTGCTCCTACGTGGCGGTATTACCGAGAGACTGCTGTGCATTAAGCACGGCCTGAGCTCGCGACAGCTCACCGACACTGCCGGCTGACAGCTCAGCCTTCTGCCGCAACTCATCCAGTTTTTGGTTTACAGTCTCCTGCGCTTTAGCGTACTGCTCTGCTTCTTTCTGTGCCGCAGACTTTCCGCCCTTCGCTTTAGAACCACCTGAAGTGGCAGTGGCTTTTATTTCGATAGGTTTAGTGGCTGCGGCTGTTTTCTGAACTGCATCCCAACCGGCGCGAGATGCCTTCTCCCACGCTTCAGCTGTAAGTTTTGCGGATTTCTCCTCGTTCTCTTTCTGCCAGTCACCAAAGCCAAGCCAACTCCATGTTCTCGCTCGCCTGGCGTACATTTCGGCCTCAGATCGGAGATCTGCTATTTGCTGACTGGCGGTAGCGGCCTGGCCGGTAAGTCTGCCAATAGCAACAGCAAGAGAATCGATAACCAGAACCATCCCGTTACTGGCTCCTGTAGCTTGGTTAACATTATCAACCATGGTCAGAAACGAGTTGGTAAGCGCGGTATTGGCCTGGGAAAGCGTACGCGGAAGTTTCTCGAACTCAGCATTCACTGAACCGGTCTGTTTCTGGATGGCGTTCAGCGCGTCTTCTGCCGTCAGCTTGCCGTCCAGCATCAACTGACGCAGTTCACCGATACTTACCCCCATCCCGGCGGCAATCTGGCGCGCCAGTTCCGGCATTTGCTCAAGGATGGAGTTGAACTCCTCCGCCCTAACCGTGCCGGATGAAATTGACTGGCCGAACTGACGAAGAGCATTAGCCATTTCTTCTGCCGAGGATCCGCCAATGCGACCTATTTTCTGAAGTGTTTCGGTGAGCTGGATGACCTGGCCGTTCGTCGCACCGGTATCGCGCAATGCGGTGCTGAGGGTTTCCCACAGCTTGGTGGTGTCCTGCAGCGAACCGCCCGTCGACGAACTGATACGCATCAGGCTCTGCATAGTCTGCGATGCTGTCGCTGCGCTGCCTGTCAGACGCTCAATGCGCGCGTTGAGCTGACTCATGTTGTCAGCAGCAACCAGAAACGCCTTGCCCCAGTCAACAACGAGTGAAGCTGCAATAGCACCAGCCACGCGGTTGATATTTGTCTGCAGCTCATCCATCTTCTTGGCTGCGGTAGTTGCAGAGTTGCCGATAGAGTCGAGCGACTTATTGGCCTTTCCCTGCGCCTTGAGCAAGCCAGATACATCGGCATCGATGTCGTAATAAATCTCGCCTGCTTTCTCAGACATCAGTTTTCTCCGGGCATAAAAAAACCCACCGAGTGGTGGGTTAGTTATTCGTGTCGTTTATTGGCATCGTTCGGTGTAGGCCGGTGGTGGTGGCGTATCTTTCGAACTGAGGAAGTGATCACCAAGGGTGTAGTCGACGCCTTTTGAGAACATCCCCTTCGATTTCATGTTCAGCTCAACGAAGAATGGATGAAAACCGGCATAGGCACCGAAACCGTTCTTGCCGTTGATTTCTCCGCAGACAACAGCGACGACGCGACCATCTTCGGCATCAGCCATCTTTGATACTTTTACGTTCCGGAACTGTGCGCTGGCCGGATCTTTAAGATTTGCAGCAACTTCATATTTCGCTAAAGATATAGCCTTTTCCTCGCCGGGTTTACAGCCAGCCAGAATCAGTGGAACCACCAAAGCCAACAGTATTTTTTTCACTCTTATCCCCTGATTTTTGTTGTCGAGCCATATTACGCCCGGTCAGGCGATTACGGTACATCCATTATTAACTCAGGCCGCTTTCTTTGCTGATTTTTCGCGCTCAATCATTTCCTGCCAACGGCGATCGTCATCGTCCATAACAGCGTCGTACTCTTCCCTGGTGAAGCCTTTCTGGTCAGGGTATTTGGCGTTAAGCATCATGGCAAACTCGGTCATGGTAAGGTTTTCAGCCTCTTCCCTGCTGATGCCAAAATGGTTTCGCGCAGCCATGATGTATTCCGTAGCATGAAACTCCGGGGTTGTTTCCTTGCTTTCGTACTTCTGCAGTTTTCGAACTTTTGCCCGGCCGATAACGCCATGCATGATCAGCGACTGAGCTATCAGGATCAGGTTTTCCGGCGGCAACGTGCCGCGGCGCCATACGAATGTGCGCCTGCCAGTGCGGGAAGGCTCATGCCATCCTGTCAGTTCAGAAACGTCCTCGTCACAGCATGACTGAATGACGTTAATAGCCGAGAGCAATGCCTCCCGCACATAAGCTGCTGAACCTGCTGCATCTAACGCCCAGCGTGGCAGCGATACGTCACCGAAATAGTGGGCGTAAAATCTGCGCTGTTGCTCTGGTATCGCACTGTGAATTTCGCGCGCAGCTTCAAGCATCTTTGTCACATCGTCATTAAACAGCGCATAGAAAGTGCGGACGATATGCTCTGGCTCGCCGATCCGCGTCATGTTACGGAACGATGGCCGTAAGAAGTATTCATGGCCGCCAGCACCAATCAGGCACTCGCCAATTTCCTTTAAAGGGGTCATATCATTCTCCATAACCAGTATCAAGGGCAGCACGCCGCCCTTTGTAGTGATTACGGCGCAGCAGTCACGGTAACAGCACAGGTGTCGGTGAAATCACCGTCAGCAGTGGTAGCCGTAATAGTCGCGGTTCCTGCGGCGACGGCCGTTACCAGGCCGGTTGAGCTGACAGTGGCGATAGATGCCGCCGAAGTCGTCCAGGTGATGGACTTGTTAGTCGCATCGGTTGGCTGAACTGCACCGCTCAGCTGCTGGGTTGCGCCAACGACCAGAGATGCAGTTGCAGGGGTAACTTCAACGCCAGTGGCCGCGATGGAGTCAGCGACTTCAAACACAACGGTGTCAGCGTCGTAGACCTTCCACTCGCCGGAGAAGGTGGAGATATCGTTGGTACCGAAATCACCAGACCATGACGTGGTGTTCATGTAACCCTGGATGTAAGTACCGGCGTTCTCACCCGCAAAGTCGAACCGCACCCACAGATTAGGCTGACGACCTGCCTGGACTTCATCAAAGATATACTTCGACAGACGCCACGCGCCGATCTCGTTATCTTTATCAGACTTGCGAAACTCACCTTCGCCGGAGATCGTCAGATCCATGTTGTTGACCAGGTTCTCCACCAGCCCTTTAGCATCATCTGCCTCGGAGTTGATGGTGTTCATCGAATAGTCGATGCCCTTAGTCGTCATAGCGCCGAGACGCTTCCACTCGGAAAGCGCTGGCACTGCGTCGGGGCAGCCAAAGGCCATGCGTAGCACAGCTACTTTCCCGATCAGCTTGCCAAAATCATTAGCACAGCCTTGCATGTGTACCTCTCAAATAAAAAAGGCCACCGGATGGCAGCCTGATGGGTTGGTGATTGGGTTATTCGCCGTAAACGCACATGAACTGGAGTCTGAAAACCAGGCGGCCCTCTTCGGTCAGGATAGGTGCAGGCATATTGCCGAGGTTTTGAATCAGGCCAAGGCATTCGTCGGTAATGTCGTTCTGTTCGACATAATTGATGATTTCCTGAGCCTTCTCAGCAGCTGCGCGGCGCTTGTCCTTGGCTGAGATGACATCCACCAGCACGTAGTGGTCAGATCCGAGGTCATTTCGGATGTCGGTACCGCCGTTAGGCCGGAACACAATGAATGCGTCGGTTAACTTCGTTGTATCGTCCCATGCCAACAACTGAACGATGAAGCCAGCGGTAAGCCCGGCATCAACGAAATAGTTACGCACGCGCTCATACATGGCAGGTGTCATTTTGAAAGCTCCCTAAGTAGCGCAGCTTGCATCTGGTTTCTGGTCTCATTCATGCCAAGAGTAAGAAATTCCTTTTTTGCTGTAGCTCTGCGGAATGTTTGCGGGACGTCTGGATCGTGGACATAAACAGCGTAGTTTGCTGAATAGCCAACCCTGCCAGTCACGACAACGCCTCTAACCTCAACCTCGCGATACTGGCTGTTAATTAAGGTTGAAATGTTTATCGGGGTGTAAAGTGCTGCCCGATCTGCTCCGATAATCAACGCCGCATGCATGCCCCTGACAAGCTTCCGCCTCTGAACATCCTTCATGATGCGATCAAGGTTTCTCTTTGACTCCTTAATCCCTTTGGCTTTGATGCCCATGGCTTTCTCCAGGCAATAAAAAAGGCCGCCGTGGCGACCTGTTCAGAGACTTTTTGCTATCCGCTCAATCTCATCAACGTTCTCAATGAGCTTTCTCACCTCGGATGGAAGCTGATCGCGGGGTGTATGCTTAATCTGTTTGGACTTCTTCTCAGGAACCGGCACAGCGACATAAACAGAAATAGCCACTGCCAGCGCTGAGATAGACATGGTGATTAGGTCGATATCCATAAAGCCTCCCGGAATCATATGCCAGTCAGTATCGCATAATCATCCGCCAGGCGCTCGAACGTATCAGCGTAACGGATAACCTGCCGCACCTCGTCGGCACCGGCCACAACCGGGTCGGCTTCGGTTGACACGCCAATCAGCAGGTAATCACCTGCGGACGCGAGAGCGAACTCTGTCCAGACGGTATTCTTCACGACGATTTCAGCGCCCAGGCTGGCTAACTTCTTGCTGAGCCCACCCTCGTAATCACAGAGGATTTGTTCAGGTTCGGCATAGCCAAGCGGGTCGCCGTATTCGTCATTGCCTTCCAGCTTGCGCCAGATGGTGGCTGTCGCGGTGTAACTCCACGAAGCAATACTCGACATCAGCCCTCCTTCCAGCGCAGCACTTTAGCGCCAGTTGCCCGGATGCGAGCACAGTTGATATGCCACTCACCGTCAGATTTAACGTAGCCGGTAGTCTCCCGCCCGGTGTCGGTCATCACCCAGACGCGGACGAATGAACGCGGCAGCCCGTGCTTAACTGATTTGTACGTCATCATTTATCCCCGCACATGCAGCCGCCTTTTCCTATCCAGATACCAGCGAATGCCGGGGCGGCGGTAGGGTCTGCAGGAATAAGGGCAGTGGCGCAGCCGTACTTATCCAGCCCGCGCAAGAGGTTAACCGAGGCCTTCCAGCGATCGGTAAACGACTGGTACCGGAACGAGCGCGACGCACCACTCGGCGCCGTCTGGCTTGAGATATATTTATCACCCTGACCGAGCCCCATAAGCGCCAGCAGATAGAGCTGAATCAGCAGCGCGGTCGATGTAGGATAATGCGCATCGAGACACTCCTGAATGCTGTTGGCCTGGTCGACGAGAGCCTGAAGAACAAAATCGGGAATGGTAATTCCCTGGCTCTCCAGATACTCCTTCGCCTGTTCGAGAGTTACCATTATCGACTCCGTGAAATACCCCGCCGGAGCGGGGCATAAAAAAACCGCCTGAGCGGCGGCTGTTATTCAGCAGGGAAAAGCTTTTCGAGTTCGCCATCCGGCAAAAGCTCGCTGAGTTTTTCAGCGCCCAGGTTGCCTTTGAACTCAATACCCAACTCAGTAAGGCGGCCCTGAATGATCTCTTTGCGAGATTTTTCACCGGTACCGGCATCAGGTGTCGCAGGTTTCAGCTCGCCACCAGCCTCGCCCTTCATCAGCCGGACGTTAGACTTCAGCGCCGGGTGAAGATCTTTCAACTCCACCACGTCGCCAACCTTTACGCCGAACCATGGGCGCACAACTTCGTATTTAGCCATGCTGTTTCCTTACGCCAGGTTAGCGCCGTAGACAACGCCGGACAGTCCCTGATCGTCTGCGGTGATTTGCAGACCTTCAGCAGACATAATCTGGAAGTTGTAGTTAACGTTAGGCAGTGGGCGCGGCAGCGGAACAACGCCTATAGCCATACCCACCAGTGGAGAGATCACGTCACGGCGACGAACGTACGCGATAAACTCGTTACCGGTCAGCGCGAAGCTCATGCGGATTTCTTTCACTGGCGCGAACGGCAGAACCGCCTGCAATACAGTGCCGCTTACAACGCCATTCACCACGTACGGCTGCGCCAGGTTTGCCCAGATTTCCGGGGAAACCCACATCACATCGTATGCGGCGACTTTGTTGGTGCGCGCGGTTGTACCGAATGCCCCTTTACCGAAGAATGCGAAGATCGCAGTCATGTCAGCGGTGGTCAGGTCGATGTTCGCGCCACCAGCACCGGAACCGAGGTTGATCTTCTTGGTGTTTCGGTGGTTCTTAATGCCCTGCGCCGGGTAGGACTGAACCTGAATTTTTGAATCGCCGTTCAGGTAGTAGTTGACGCGCTTCTGGTTGAACTTGCGCATCTTCGCCATCTGCGAGTCCAGCACCAAGTCAATGCCAACAGAGTTCAGACCAGCAGCATGACGCCAGTTAACACCGTAACCAGCAGTGAACACCGGAATCGGGTCACCGTCGCTCGCGTAGTCGGTGTGATCGAAGGAGAACGGCGCCTGACCATCGATGCTTACTGACACGTCGTCAGCGATGTCGCCAACGACGTTATACAGCTTGGCGGTTTTACCGACCGGCAGCACGGTCTGAACGCCGATCAGGTCGTTCACGATTTCCATGCCAACTTCCTGATCGCGCAGTTGCAGCACCTGATTGTCAATCTCAGCCCAGAAGTCACGGGAGAAACCGCCAACGGCGTTACATGCCAGCATGTCAGGCGTCATGATTGCGCGGTTAGCCGCGATGATGGAATCGTTCTGAAGGTTCCACATGTTGCGGTTTGCCCACAGTTCGCTCCAGTGCCCGCCGAGGCGGGAGTTAGTCGCCAGCGTCTCTTTAGAGAAGTACATATGTGTTTGTCCTTTTGTTACGCGCCAGCTGCGGCGACAGTGCCAACGCGCATACGCATGCGAATGAAGTCAGTGGTGCTGGCCGCGATGGTGTATTCATCCTGGCTGTAGCCGATCACTGAATCAGTATCATCGGTTGCCAGGGTAAACTGACCGGCAGTACCCAGCTTGATCGGACTGTCTTTCTTATACGCACCAGGCAGGCAGCGCAGCGCCAGCTCACGACCTTCTTCGACGTAGTTGCCGACAGCAGAATCACCGGCAGGGATTGATTCAGTGATGGTCAGGCCCTGGTGGTAACCAACATCGATGATGTACAGGCGACCGGTTAGCGCGGTGGCCTGAGCGAATTTATCGGATGAGTTGATAGTTGCCGCAGTACCGGGAAGCAGCGCGGCGGCCGTAGTGCGGGTTTCGGTCTTGTACATAGACTGACCGTCGATATTAACGCGACGATAACGTGGCATTATTCCGGCTCCTTACTTGAAGTGTTCGTCAGCGGCAGGTGCGCCGGTTTCTTTGTGCTGCTGTGCATTGTTAGTACCCAGCGGAGCAGCTTCGCCCAGCGACTTGAACATGGCGTCCAGAGCTTCGCCTGACAGTGCGTTAGCCACGATGTCGCCATGGGCCTTCGCAACCGCTTCGCGCTTTGTTTTCTCTTCGGCGCGAGAGTTGGCAGTCAGGGTTTCGGCAAGCTTGTCCTGATTGGCCTGCAGACCGGTGATCGCATCCTTAATCGGATTCAGGGCATCGGCGAAGTTAGCGGCCAGGCCTTTACCGATTTCGCTGATCAGCTCTTGTTTCTCTTCAGTGGTTAAAGGCATGTCGCCCTCCGTTTTGTGGTTTGGTGCAGGCTGTTCCTGCGGTGTGAATAGAGCTTTGAATTTGTTAGCGACGACGGCCACCCACGACTCCTGGCGCGCTACTGCGGTTCCGGTATCGTCGATTGTGATCTTCCCGCCATCAGCGGAATAACCGTAAACCTGAGCATCACCGCCATTTCGCACGATGACCACCTGCGAGTCAGTGAAGTCAGCAACCCAGGCATATTCATCCGTGCCCGGCGCAAACTTGGCTTTGGCTGCCCGATCGAGACGCTGCTCGCGCTCCCGGTAGGATTCACCCACCAGCGCGCCGGAGTTAGCCTTAAGCGGCTGTGCAAGATCAGCGTTAACCATCAGGCCAACGCCCTGCTCAGGAGTGGCGGCCCCGACCTCGTGCAGAAGGATCGCGTCGTGATCCATGCTGTAAATCTTCGCAACCCACTCAGCGCCAGTGGCCCGTTGCTGTTCGTTTGGTTCAAGCTGGTCGAGGAAAGCAGCGACGCTGGTGTGAATCGGCGGAACGTCTTCGCCGCGCTCAATGGCAGCGACACGCTCAAGCAGTTCCCTGCCACCTTCTGACTCACTGGCACGGGCCACATCAACCCACTTTTCGAGGTAAATTCGATTACCGGACTTCTTAACGTTGCGGTTCCATGCGCCGATATGGCTTGCGTTAATCCCCTCTGGCGAGAAAGCAGACACGAACTGACCGTTAACCTGAGGGTGGCCCAGCGGCGCCAGGGTGCCTTCCAGGCCCTGATAGTGGGCATCGATTTGCTCTTGCGTGTAGAGCCCGCCATTCATGACGACGTTTGCCGGCAGCGTGTAGCTCGGCAGCACCAGATGCTCACGACCGTTATATGTTTCGCGCCGGATAGACTGACTGTTCACCTTCGTGGTGATGTTGACCTGCATAGGCATAGTTATTTCTCCGCCCAGGCGTAACCGCGCGCCTGCATCGATTTATATTCCTGTTTGAGTTTCGTGATGGTGTCCGGGTATTCCGGATTACCGTCCGCATCCACCAGCACCGACTGCTGGCTGCATTTGCAGTTGATGGAGTTGCCATCCTTGCTGTACCAGTCACGGACCTCTTCATTGGTGTAGAGGTGGGCATGGCGCACTGCGTGTGTATGTCGCGTTGTCGGTGACAGAGCCGAGATGTGAACCAGCAGAGTTTTCAGGCCGAAGAGGTCATTCGCCTCCTGGTCTTCATCCCACTTGGCCCGGCGCAGCGCGGTAGTCACTTCAGTGCGCGCTATCCGGTTCGCCCGGCGCTTCTCGATGCCGGTCTGTTCTGTGAGGTTGCGGGCAATATCCAGCGGATTGAGCCCACGCCCCGCCCCATCAGTCAGCACGCGCGCCATGTCGCGCTTAACGTCAGCGCTCAGCCCCTTCATTTCCTCAAACACTCGTGCATGCACCAGCGCCATACGTTGCTGGTACGGGTCGCTTGCGAGGATGGACGCCAGCGACTCACGCCCGGCTGCGTACACCGGCGACTGCTGGCTGAGGTTGTAGAACGACTGCCCGGTCCCTTTCTCCGAAGCCAGATCGATGTACTCGTAAAACCAAAGGTCGTAATCGCCACCTTCAAGCAACACCTGATCCACCAGGTAACTGGCATCATTCAGGATGATGGAGAGTAGCGTTGGGTTTAGCTGGTATTCGTATCTGGCGTTTACTGCGAGGGAGGAAGGTATTTTGTCGAGTGCTGATTTGTACGCTTTGCCAATCTTATTCATCCGCCTGGAGAAGTCTTTCATTGCCCGGCGTTCCAGCGCATCGGCTCCGGTCGGATCCTGATAGTTACGCGGCAGAATTGGTGGCTTCGTCTTTTTCGTCGCCATCCTCTTCTCCTAACGGGAATTCATCGACGTTTTCATAACCGGCTGCCGTGCGAATTTCTTCACGGCTGAATGCCGGATTCTCTCCGCTGCCCTGGAACGTCTGGTTAATCTCTGCCATGGTTTTGGCATTGGCGAGTTTCTCAGTTCCTGTCTGCTCGTTGAGGTCATCCCAGATAACCGTCTTCTCGCTGACAGCATCAATGATGTTCAGGTCGATGAGCTTGTCACTGAAGTCTTCAATTTCGAATGACAGGTCACCGCGGCGTGACTGACAGCGCGCGTTGAAATATTTCTGATCCTCGGTGCTTGCCCTTTCACCCGTCTGCATCCCAACCAGAACTTTCACAGGGATATCAACAGATGCAGCGAAGGTTTGCAGGTTGACGTTATAGGTCGCTGACGGATCCGCTACAGCTGTGACCAGTGGTGCGACTGTAGCCCCTTGGGTTGTCATCAGAACATCGTTACCACGGTTCATTTCCCCGGCAACTTCGTTAAACTTATCCTGCAACTCGTCAATGCTCACGCCATAAAGTGACGCGAGATTGTTGAAGTCGATTTCCTTCTCAAAATTGACATTAAGCTGCCGCGCGGCGTTCTTCAGGAATGACTCACCAGAACCACCCTCGACCTTCTCAAGGCTGACGCAGGCGTTATAGCCTGGCTCAAGGAAGCCAATGGCATCATTCGAGTAGTCGCCCAAGATGAAGACGCGATCAGGATGCACAAAGCGCTGATTCGCCCCGCCATTTGGCAGGCTCTCAACGTATTTCCACTGCTTTGGTTGCCCGTAGTCTGCAGATTTCTGGTCAGTTACCCACTCGCTGACAGTTAACGAACCGGCCCATGCGATCGTTACCTTTTTAAGTGACTTACCGCGGACAACCGGCTGATCCCATGCTCTTGAATCGTTGATATGCAGCAGGATGCCAGCATAGCGCCCGACCAGGCGGCGGCGGTCAGCTTCAGCAAAGGCCCGCCATAGGCGCTTTGTGAAAACCTTTTTGGTGTTCTTCTCCCAGATGGTCTCGTCCTTGCTCTCGTCGGCATCGTCACCCTCGATGATTTCCGGGTTAGTCTGCCAGCACTTGCCCACCAGCTTCTCAACTGCACCATGAGAGATACCACCGCGGCGGTAAAGGGCATAGAGGTTTTCGTAGGTCACCTGCTCAGGGAAGCCATACTCGCACCATGCTGAATGGCGCTTATTGTCCAGCCCCATCGCTGGTGCCATCAGCCCCATACGGGCGCGCGCCATCCGCGCATCGTTCAACGCATGGTTGACGGCGAGAGTTAATTTGTCAGTCATGGGTTATCCGTTGGTGGCGTTAATTTAAGGTATGAAAAAGGCCACCGAGGTGGCCTGAAATTATTGGTAGCTTTTCAGCTTTATAGTATCGCCCTTAAATTGCTTCTGAAGAGCCTCTAGCAGAGCTGCTTCCGTCTTCCCATTAGCAAGAACATCGCTTAGCTTTACCTGATTGCCAACCGTTGAACCCTTCGCGATACGCTGGAAAATGACGTTTTTAAAATGATGCTGCATAACTATCTCCTTGTAAGTACATCATTAATAAATAACGTCAATTCTTGGTGAATCTTTAATTTTTAACGCAACCTTTTGGGAATCATCATCCCTGCCATCTGGCCCTTGCGCTTAATATGCCCGTCAAGGCTGTAGCGGATTCCGTCCCAGCAGTGCTCATAGCCATCGGCAAGCTTAGGCAACACCTCGCCGGTGATGCGATCCGTTTTGTATGACCACATACGGGCCTCGCGCGCCACGTTCTTGCAGCGCGGATGGATGATGATTTCGTCGAAGCCGCGAAGATGAGCGATACCATCCTCAACGCTCCCCTGCCATTTCTCGGCAGCCGAGATGTTGAATCCCTGCCGCTTTAGATAGCTGATAGTCTCAGGACGTGCCGAGTCGGCCTTGATGGGCCAGTCACGCGCGCCGGGAATCGTGTCGTACAGCTCTGGCATGTGGTCGAGCTCTGTCTGCTGACCGTATGCCTCGTATTCGATGTACAGCCGGTTGTGCAAGATGAACGAACGCACCAAGGTGTTAGGGTCTTTGGCGAAACCGAAGTCAGCACCGAAGAACAGGCGATCGGCCTCTTTCCAGAGATTTTCTGAGAACTCAGCAATCCTGTATTTTCCGGCTAGCACCTGCTTATCAGAGTTTTCGAGGTAAGCGCCTTCCCACACCCATGCGTATGTAGCCGGGTCGAGGCGTCGCTGATCGTTCTGTCGCTCGCCTTCCAGCACGTCGGGGAACCACGGGTTATCCGTGTAGTTCATTTCAACGGTGATGCAGTCGTCACCAGCCTCTTTGCGGAAACGCTTGTCCGTGGCGCTACCGTCGCGCTCCGGGTTCCACGTCACCCAAATCTCTGATCCCTCTTCACGAACGGTAGGGCTCAGCTTCTGCCAGGCTATTTCGCTGACTGATTCAGCCTCGTCGACCCAGCACAGCAGGATGCGCGCTTTCGACTTGATGCTGTCGAGGTTATGCCGCAGACCGCAGAACACGTAGTTAACGCTCTTGTCGATAGTGCGTATGTACTTCTCGCCGATATCAAAGTTGGAAGCCAGCCAGGGAACAGACAAGATCGCCTGTTTCACCTCCTGCATGCTCGACTCTTCCAGTGAGTTCATAAACTCACGCGCGCAGAGCACTACGCCGCTTTCACCGTTCATCATCGACTGGTAAGCCTTTACCGCAGTCATCAGTGCGAAGGTGCGCGTCTTGGCGCTACCACGTCCTCCGTGCGAGCATCGATAACGCTTATTCACCGCAGTGAACAGCGGCGCAAGCTTGGCTGGGATCGGCAGTTGAACGGCTTCACTCATGATTTCGGCTCAACGGGGAGCAGCTGGATGACAGTCGGCTTCGGAGTCATAGTTCCGTCTGAAGATTTGTGGTCGATTTCCTGGCTGACTTTGTCGCCGTACTTTTTCGGGTTCATGCGGGCCAGGGCCCATTTTCGCGTGTCGATGCGAAGACGTGCTTTGGCTACTGCGGCAGCCTCTTCATTCACACCGTCAGCGATATCGAACATATCTTCGAAAATCGCATCAGCGCGTGTCTCAGTGGCTTTCGCGTATTGGTCGCGAAACTCTGCATGTTGTGCCAACCAGCGGAACACCGTCGCCTTGTTAGGCATCCCGGGTCGATCACAAACTTTGCGCAGGCTTTCCCCATCGGCAAGCAGTGAACATATGTCAGCAGCCACCTCTGGTAGATAATCAGAAGGGCGGCCAGTCTTTGGTTTGGTCGCCATAGTTTCGTTACTCCGTTGTTTGTTCTGCTGGCTGTTCGGCCTGCTCTGCCGATACTGGCGTGAACTCCACGCGCTTAACGTCGGCAGGAGCGAAGTACAGCCACTGCCCCGTTTCGGTCGCCAGCGGCACAAAGCCGTTAACCAGCTCAGGCTGACGTCGTGACATCTTGCCCGTGAAGGTTTCGCCTGTTTGGGTGGTTAACGTGATTTGGTAGATGTCGGACATGATTACCTCTTTTCCTTGTCGCAGCTGTTGCCCTGCTTCTCAGAAGTGCTTAGCCACTTACGGCTTACCCGTCAGCAAGATGTGATCACCATCCTTGCGGGGTTACACAGATCATTATCGAAGCCCCTCAGTGAAGGGCTCCTGTAATGCCGCGATCAGCCAATAAGCAACTCGGGCTGCGTTACCTGCATGATGTGCTCATGCTCGAGCTCCAGAACGCGCTTCTCTTTCTTCCGCTCGTTCATCAACCGGCTGCCGATCGTTCCTTTCAGCTTTGAGCGCGTTTCTTTGATGGCGTAGCGGTGCTGCATTTCTTCACCCATGGCCATGCGCCGGTTTAACTGCTCGGCCATCCAGTTAAAGGCATTGATGTAGCACTCCTTTACTGCGGCAGCTGTTTTACCAGTGAATCCCATCACGAGCATCATGCATCCGTCGCGGGTGATGTTATACATAGGCTGAACATCGCCATTTTTATCAATGAAATCAATGGGCGCAAAATTGCGCTGGGTGAAGTCATCGGAGCATTTCAGGTTACGTATGGCACGCAAAACGTCTTTGTGTCGCTTGCCAAAGTAATCCGCCACCTTGAGTGATGTGGTGATTATCTTGTTGTCGAGGGTCGTGACCATTTCGCGGAAGTCGAAGGCCGGAATAACTGACGGATTATTCATAGCGTCTTTACCTTTTAGAAAGTGAGCCTGTCTCACAGAAAAGCCGCCCGAGAGAGGTCGCCACCTATAACGGCATTTCTCAGGCTCGCTTACTGAAAGGCTCTCGTTGATGTGCGCGTGAGATGCGCAGACATAAAAAAGCCCGACCGAAGTCAGGCTCTGTTATTTGGGTGACGAATCACTTAAGACACTGCTCTTTGATATAGTCCTGCATGCCGCGAATCATTTTGTCAGCGGTTGCGATTCCGTCCCGGTGATCGAAATAATTCCGTCGAGCGTCTGGAGTAAGTTCGGGGGCTCCTGCATCATCCACGCCGGTGGCGGAAGCGGCTTTTGGCACTCCAGGGCAGGTTGCGGCGATGCGCAGCCGTTTAGCGCCAGAATCGACATCCCGACGCAAATCGTTAATGGTTTTTTTCGCATCGGACAATTCCTTCGTGTATTTGGCATCCAGCGCAGCGACATCGCGCTGGCGAGTCTGCATGTCTTTGATGGTGTCGTTAGCCAGACGGAGATTTTTGGTGGCCTTATCGCGCTGGTCTTTGTAGGTGATGGCGTTATCGCGGTAGTGATTCACCTTCCATGACAGCACGGCAATTACAGCTAGGATGACAGCAGGAAGCCAAAGCTTTTTCACCAATTTGATGATGACCGTGTTCATGATGCAGGCTCGTTAACTTTTCCACCTGCGTCTTTGAACTTATCGATCAGGTTGTCAGCCTTATGTTCGAACTGACCATATCCAGCGCCTGGCAGCGATGCCCAGATATTGCTGCAACGGTCAATAGCCTGACGGATATCACCGCGATCAATCATCGGTAGCGCGCCACGCTCCTTAATCTGCTGGAGCGCAACTGCATCCTGGCTGGCTGGGGAGAAATCCTTCAGGCCAAGCTGTTTGCGATACGCATCCCAATAACGGGACAGTAACTGATAACGCCCGGCTGCCGTGGATTTCAGTTTAGAGTTAATGGTGACCAGCCTACGAGGGTGATCGGAGTAGTCAGTGAATAGCGACCCGCCAACAATCACGTCATAACCGTGGTTTTTGGTCGGCTGCCGTCCATTGTCGGTTCCTTCTGACCATGCAAGCATATCCAGAAAGGCTTTTCGCTGTGCGTTGATTGCCTGCATGATTTACTCCGTGATAACGACCTTCGCCAGGTTCCCGCGCGCCAGCCACACCGCCATGCAGATGACGGAGTTAAGCAGCAGATCGCCGAGGTTAACCTGTACGTAATGGCCGAGCAGAATGTTGAAGGCGTTGAATCCGGCGGCAAGAATGACCAGATAGGCCAGCACCGCGACACTTAGGCGATGACGCTTTCCCTCCTTCCGGAAAAACATCAGCCTGACCATGATTAACAGGCAAACTATGGCGTTTGCATCCATCAGAAGAATCTGCCATGTCATTTATCTTCCTCCCCCAGCCCCGGCATCTTCCCGCTTTTGGATTTGCGGAGAATACGCAGCAGGACTGCCACGGAAATGGAAGCAGTGACAATTGCACCGACAGCTGGCGATACCTCAATGCTGGCCGGTGGCTTCATCAGACTTAACGGCGTGTTGATGATTCCGGCCATGATTTTCGCCATGGGCACGGAGAAGAACACGCCACTGATAAACGATATCAGCGCAAAGATAGCCTGCTTCCAGAGTTGATGGGGATCTGAGGTCAGAACGTATAGCGCCGTTCCGGCGAGTGATCCGAGCATCACTGCTGGAGTCGCCTCCGGAAACAGCGTGGCAAAGGTTACACCGACTGATGACGATGTAAGACCAACGCCTACGATAGTGAAGGTCTCAGACATATTTATTCCGTGTGTAGTTGGTTCAGGCCCTCGGGACGATTTAACAAGTAGGCGAGTCGATGATGGTTCCCGGAGCCTGAAAATAAAAAAGCCAGCGACAGGCTGGCAATGTGAGGGTAAGGCAATGTCGGCTCTCTGGCCGTAAATACCCTGGCTGGGTTTGGCTCGCCTGGCTGGATTCGAACCAGCGACCAACCGCTTAGAAGGCGGTTGCTCTTTCCTCTGAGCTACAGGCAAATTTGGTGGGCCGTGAAGGATTCGAACCTGTCTACCCTTCCCTTATGAGGGGACCGCTCATACCAAATGAGCTTCCGGCCCAGAAACAAAAAAGCCCCGCATTTAGCGAGGCTCTTAATTCTTTGTCGACCTAAGAAGCTATGGCGACGATATCAGATTTACATGAAATATATGCTTTTCAGTTCGGTTTTGCAAGACTTACATCTAAATTTGTCGCCTTTTGTTGTGAACGTGATCGCGTTACTGAGATAAGCGCACCGCTATCGAGCCGTTTGAAGTTGTTGCGCATAGCCAGCCAGTGAGGCAGATAAGTTTCTGTCCAGGTGGATTTCGCTACGCCCACAAGCTCCGCCAGCACCTGGTATTCGTACGTCTCCCGCCCCGCCAACTCCGCTTTGACGTCCTGCGCCGCCAGCCAAATTAGCTTCTTCAGGCGTTCCATCGTCTTGCCGGCCACCTTCTTCGCGCCGAGCTGTTCCCGGAACTCTGCCCACGCCCACTGAGTTATCGCCACCTGGTACTCAAAGCGGATATTCTCGCTGTAGTTCCACAGCAGCCAAGCTTTCTGGTGATCCTCCAGCGACAGGACAGCGCGGCGCCATGATGCTGTCACGAACTCCACCGGCCCAACCAGCGCGATTGACGATCCCTTTGCGCGGGACTGGCTACCGCTCATCGCCGGACCGTCCGGGTTCACTTTCCGGCCGGTTGCCGGGTCGGTGATTTTCTTTCGGCCCCGGCTGCGCGCCGTCGCGGTGAATTGCGCGTTCTCGGCGAAAGCTACTAGCTGCCCTTTCGTCGCCCCGCTCAGATCTGCGGTCGCCACAATTAGCTGCTGACGTACGTATTCCAGTTGCTGACTGTTCAT